CACGCGGCGGACTTCTGCGGCGGGTGGACGTGTCGAGTCGAACAAGGCCACTACGGGCATCGTGCGCGCAAGGCGACCTGGCTCTATGCGGTCGGGTGTGATCTCCCGTCACTGCGGTGGGGGCCGTCGACATGGACCCAGACCTGCGAGCGGATGGCGAAAAAGGAGCGTCTGACGACGCCACCGGAGTTTGCGGACCTGCTGCTTTCGATGGCGCGATCGGTGAAGTGATCTGTCCACCCGCCAGATCCGGCTTTGCAACGCGGTGATCTGCTGATCTGCATCCCATGCTTGACAGAACCGTGGGAGCGTGTAGAATGGCTTCAACAGGGAGCACGCAACATGACGACCACGAACCTCATCGCCAACCTCATCAACGCCAGCAACGCCGCCGAGGCGGCCTACCAGGCCAACTCCTATCCCCTCATGGTCGCTGCCTATGTGCAGCTCATGGAGGTCGCTGCGGCGGCCTACAACAACAACCACCTCCTCCTTGGTGATGAGGCCACTGAGATGGCCCGAGACCTCACCTACTGCTGGTGAGAGGGGGCCCTTCGGGGCCCTTTCACTTTTTGTAGAGGGAGCACACATGCCGCACATGAAGCTGATCGATGGCCTGCCAACCGTTCACATCGGGCGCCCAGACGAGGACCGCCATGGGCTGCGGACCTATCCCATGCTTGTGACACGCCCAGATGGCTCCTGGCTGGCGATCGGGCACGCCCGCAAACACAGACGCTGGCCGTTGCCTGAAGTTGATTTCAGGCCCGCTGTGAGCGTTGAGATTCGCATGGCCGTGGAACGTACCGTGGCCGTGCTAGTCGGAGAAGCCGACCGGCTGGCGGATTCGGAACGTGCGGATGCGGATCGGCTGACTGCGCTGGACTTTGACGCGCAGCGTCTGGATGCGGAAGAGGAGCGGATCAGGCAGGAGCGCCATGTCATCGACACTACTCGACAGGCAATCCATGATCGTGTTGCGTCCCGCTGGTCTTGATGCTAGCATCCCCCTGCCTCGCGACGCTCCCCGCTAGCAGGCCAGCCGCTCCGCACCTCCTGGGTCGGGGCGGTTGTGTTTTTGTGGCCAGTTGCGCATCAGCGGAACCGGGGGAGATTGATGGACAGATTCCCCCGGTTGCGTTTTCGTGCCAACGGTGGCACTTTTGAGACAGGTGGAAAACAAGCCGCAGCCAGCCAGAGACGCGCATGGCCGTCTGCTTCCCGGCAGCACGGCCAATCCTGCTGGCGGTGGACGCCCTCGGCTCCCCGACTGGTTTAAGTCGCGGGGGCCGGACGCGTTGCGGGTGCTGCTTGCGCAGGCGACGGGTCAGATCATCACGTGCGATGACGGCACGGTGCTGCCTGCGGTGCAACAGGTGGCCATGGAGAGCTCGCCCAAGGAGCGCCAGGCGGCAGCCGACGCGGTGGCGAACCGCATCTATGGCAAAGCCCCCGACGTGATCACTGGCGACGCCGACAACCCGGTCCGCGCGGCCATCGAAGTGCGCTTCGTCAAGCCGGGGGAGTGATGCAGGCACAGCTCCCCGATTGGGCCTCGGTCCTCTTCGACGCGTCGCCGCGCTACTTCGCCATCCATGGCGGGCGAGGGTCGGCGAAGTCCCGCAGCGTGGCCACGGCACTCCTACTGCGAGCGGCTGAAAAGCCCCTGCGGGTGCTGTGCGCCCGCGAGATCCAAAAGAGCATCCGCGACAGCGTGAAGCGGCTTCTGGACGACGAGATCACCAGGCTGGGCCTTGGTGGGTTCTACACCAGCCTCGAGACGGAGATTCGGGGCGCGAACGGTAGCCTTTTCATCTTCGCCGGCTTGAGGTCAAACGTCGATAGCGTGAAGTCCATGGAGGGCATCGACGTGTGCTGGGTCGAGGAGGCCCAGACGGTCTCACAGGGGAGCCTTGACACGCTGATTCCGACCATCCGGGCGCCCGGCTCGCAGATCATCTTCACATGGAACCCCAAGGCGGCAAGCGACCCGGTCGATGCCATGTTTCGGGGCGAAACCGCGCCACCTGGCACGGTTTGCCGCGAGGTCAACTGGCAGGACAATCCGTGGTTCCCGTCGGTGCTGGCGCAAGAGAAGGACTACGACCAGAAACGCGACCCCGGGCGCTACGCGCATGTGTGGGAGGGCGCCTACCTCACGATGACGGAAGCGCGCGTTTTCAAGCACTGGCGCGTGGAAGAGTTCACGAACCCGCCAGATGTGGAGCGGCGGCTTGGCGCTGATTGGGGCTTCTCGGTTGACCCCACCGTGCTGGTGTCCTGCTACGTCGTGGGGCGCACGCTGTATGTCGACCATGAGGCATGGCAGATCGGCTGTCAGATCGAGGACACACCGGCCCTGTTTCTGACGGTGCCGGATGCTGAGAAGTGGCCAATCGTGGCGGACTCCTCGAGGCCCGAGACGATCGCCCACATGCGCAAGCACGGGTTTCCCAAGATCATGCCGGCTGTGAAGGGGCCTCGGTCGGTGGAGGAAGGGATCGAGTGGCTGCAATCGCACGACATCGTGGTCCACCCGCGCTGTCGGCACGTCATCGACGAGCTCGCCACCTACAGCTTCAAGACCGACCCGCTCACGGGTGCGGTGCTGCCCATCCTTGAAGACAAGCACAATCACACCGTGGACGCGCTACGCTACGCGTGCGAAAGTGCGCGGCGGCTGCCGAAGAAGGCGCCCCCGCCCGTCAAGCTGGTGAGCGTGGCTCACCACTGGAGCCGATGATGCCCCGTGAGAGCAAAGCCGACCGCCTCGAGCGAATCCACGCCGAATGCCTGCGGGAGTTCTCCGACATCCAGTCGGCGCAGCGCGACGAACGGCTCCAGTGCCTTCAGGACCGGCGCTTCTACTCCATCGCCGGGGCTCAGTGGGAGGGCCCGCTTGGTGAGCAGTTCGAGAGCAAACCCCGGTTCGAGGTGAACAAGATCCACCTGTCGGTGATCCGCGTCTTCAACGAGTACCGGGCCAACCGCATCGACGTGACCTTCCGTGCCAAGGACGGCAAGGACAACGACGAGGGCGCCGAGAAGGTGCAGAGCATCTTCCGCGCCGACGTCGAGGACAGCAACGGCCAGGAAGCCTACGACAATTCCTTCGAGGAGGCCGTCGGTGGTGGCATCGGGGCGCTGCGCTTGCGCACATGCTACGAGGACGAGGAGGACGACGACAACGACCACCAGCGCATCCGGATCGAGCCGGTCTACGACGCCGACACCACGGTCTACTTCGACCTCGACGCCCGACGTGCCGACAAGGCCGACGCCAAGTCCTGCTACCTGCTGACGCCGATGACCCTTGAGGCGTATGAGCGGGAGTGGGGCGATGACCCGGCGACGTGGCCGAAGTTGGTGGAGCAGGGAGACTTCGACTGGTGTACGCCAGACACGGTCTATGTTGCCGAGGTCTACCGCGTCGAGGAGGTCAAGGAGACGGTGCGCACGTTCTTGCGCCTCGACGGCGAGGAGGAACGCTACACCGACGAAGAACTCGACGACGACGAAGGCGAACTGCGCAAGGAACTGGCCGCGACGGGAGCCAAGGAAATCAAGCAGAAGCGCGTCACCCGGCGCAAGGTCCACAAGTACATCATGAGCGGCGGCAAGGTCCTCGAGGACTGCGGCTACATCGCCGGCAAGTGCATCCCCGTGATCCCCGTCTACGGCAAGCGGTGGGTTGTCGACGGCGTCGAACGCGCCATGGGCCAAGTGCGGTTGGCGAAGGACGCGCAGCGCCTGAAGAACATGCAGCTGTCCAAGCTCGCCGAGATCAGCGCGCTGTCGTCGGTGGAAAAGCCCATCATGATCCCCGAGCAGGTCAGCGGCTTTGAGGTCATGTGGGCGGAAGACAACATCAAGAATCACCCGTTCCTGTTGGTGAACCCGATCACCAACCCCGACGGTAGCCAGACCGTTGCGGGCCCGACGGCCTACACGCGTGTCCCGAACATCCCGCCCGCCATGGCGGCTGCGCTCCAGATCACAGAGCAGGACATGGCCGACATTCTCGGCAAGTCGGCGAGCGCCGACGAGGTCATGAGCAACGTCTCAGGCCGCGCCGTCGAGATGGTGCAGCAGCGCCTCGACATGCAGTCCTTTATCTACATCGACAACTTCGCCCGCGCGCTGAAGCGGCTGGGTGAGGTGTGGCTGTCGATGGCGAAGGACGTCTACGTCGAGGAAGGCCGCGAGATGAAGGCGATCGCCCCCGACGGCAAGGTGTCGCTGATCGAGATCAAGCGCCCGATGGTCAACGAGGACGGCGCCATGGAGGTGGAGAACGACCTTTCCGCCATGGACCTTGACGTCGTGGTGGACGTCGGTCCTTCGTCGCAGTCGCGGCGCTCCTCG